CAATGAGAATAGAGGTTTCATTCTTGATAGCAGTTTTTTCGTTTAATTTGAGTGCTCGTGTATGTCCGTCTTCACGAAGTGAAAACATTGCGATTGCAGGCATGAAATCATTCCCAAAGTATCGAATACATAGTCGTATGTACTCATCAACTGGAAGTGGTAGAACCTTCGCTAATGCTGACACTGAAAACGCATCATCGTCACGAAGAAGGTAGAGTGTACCGAGTGAATGTTGTGCTAATGCGATCAATACTAAATCTGCATCCAGACCATAAATTGCAACTGTTTTCCTCTCATGAGAATTCAAAGTTCGAAGCCAAAGAAAGATCTTATGTTCCCCTTCACCTGGTTCATCCGTTCCTGAGATTTCTACGTGAGGAAACGCTAGTCGTAATTCATGTACGAGTTCACGCATATAGGGTGTTTCAGGCGATAACTGATTCTTATTGATGTTCTCTGGAGTTTTAAAGCGACGATAGCGTTGTTGTACCATCTTCGCATACGGAACTAACCCGTCGAATGCGAGATAAATCTTCTTAACTTGAATTCGTTCTAAATACGTTCGCAACTCAGAAAGAACACTTCCAATCGGATTGTCTTCTTGAATAGCTTTATGTAAAAAACAGTTGAAGTCCATGCAAAGAACATCGGCTTCAAAGGTTGTGTATCGTTTCTGAATATGTTTATGCTTCCTAAGGAGAGAAGCTACATAAAAGGGAATTCCCATTAGAGTAGTTATGAGGCTGAAGTGAAGACGCTTACCATCCACACCACCAGCGAACTTTAGAGGCTTCTGCGATCACAGATTCAATGTTCTTGACCATGATTTTAGGTTGAGTTGACATGAAATGGGTCATGACTTCCTCTACTTTCTTTTCAGCTTCCATGACTTTAGCAGTTGCTTGAAGAGTTACGAGTGCAGTTTCGACAACGTGAGGAAGCATGGTTTGTACGAAGTGCTTTGCAGTTTCCTTCTCTGAATCGGGCATAGGTGATTGTTGAATCACAAAAAGAAGGCTTCCTTGCATCATCGTCAAACGCTCTTGAGGTGAGAGTGTATTAAGTGAATGAAGGTGGGTTGCGAGTTTAATGACGGATGGAACTGGATTCTTCCAATCAATGGAATCGAACAATCCTTGTGATGTGGGTGCTGGAGCAGGTTCAGGAACCACAGGTGCAGTTTCAGGAACTGCAGGTTCAACCACAGGTTCAACCGCAGGTTCAGTCACTTCAAGTACAATCTCAGAAACTTCAATGGTTTCAGTCGACATTTACTCTGTCCGCAGGAGAATTATGTTGTTCACCAACGCATCGTATAACGACGACGTGTGCGTCCACCCTTTTTAGTGGGAGCCATAGGGGCTAATGAGGGTGCCGCAACAGGAACTGCTGCAGAAGGTGCAGGCATCATGGGTTCAGCTGGAACCACTGGTGCTTTTGGAGCCTTTGGAAGCTTCGCTGTCTTTGCAGTCTTATTCGCACTCTTCAAGTTCTCAATTTTCTGTTTGAGTTCTTGAATCTTGTTGTCGTGAACCGATTTAAGGACGGAGGGTGCCTTCGGTGCCTTAGGAATCTTCGGTGCCTTTGCAGTTTTCTTTGCAGACTTTGTAGACAACTTATTCTTAAGTGTATCCACTTGATCCTTTAGCTTTCCGAGCTGTGATTGTAAGGTTGTGGCATTCTTACAAAACGTATTGACTTGTTCTCTTAACCCAGACATCTATATGCTTATTCTTTAAAACGATTAAAAATGAAGAATGTAAAGGATAAATGTGGAAATGGATTCTGGGTCTACTTATCGTAGTTCTTCTTATAATCAGCGTTCAGTCGTTTCAACCGCAGCCTGGATGTCGAGCCTGTCCTAAGAACTTATCCTCTGACACTATAAATGGGAAAGATTCTACGTAAGGGATACTATGCAACTCGTAGAGGAACCAAGTATTATGTGCGTCCAGCAGCTATGGTAGATCGAGGAGAAACAGGTAAATGGACTGCAGTTCATAAATCACACGGAATAGGTCCTCTTAAGAAGGGAACTCTACTTGGATACAATTCATCTGCATCGATTCCATCTCGTCGCTCAACGCTAAAAAACGTCGTACGTAAGTACGGACCTCTTTCAACATTTCGTAAGCTTAATGCGGTTGCAATCTATACTCGTCGTACTGCACCCACTCGATCTAAGACTTTGAAGACAGATCGCAACTGGGTGAAAAAGAACTTCATGTAAAACAAGAGTCATGAAAAAGTGGATTTCAATTGGTCTTGTTTTTATTATCGGAGTGTTCGTTATTTCTTCATTCAATGCGCAGGTTGAACGATTTACCGATGGTAAAACGATGTGGACTGGAATTCCAACGTTTGTTGAAGTTCCATCGCCTGATTATGGAACTTGTTCGAATAACACGCGTGCAAGGGATGGTAGATGTCCTCAATTCCTAGCACCTTAATTACTGTAATTTTTCAACAGGAGCCTGACGTAATAAAACTCTTGAGCTTAATTTTTGTGCATCAAAATACTCACGTACTGTTTCGGTAACAATCTCAGGATCAAAATCCTTGCAGGAGAAGACGTCCAAATACATGGAGTTGTTCTCTTCCACGAAATGAGCGGCAATATTAGACGTCTCAATCAATTGAATGAGAGTATATCCCTTCTTGTTACCTGTTCCAAACATGACAATTTGAGGGTCGCCGTATGCTTTCATGTCGATACGTTTCACTAACTCTCGGGTAAAGTTACCGATGATAATTGGACAACTGATCCTTTTAGGAGAGCATCCTGCTGCGTCTAAAATTAGATGTTTTCCCCAAGTACGAAGTGGTTGCATTGAAGTATATATTTACTCTGTGTGAAAATCATCGTCGCTTGTGACGACCTCCCATCATTGTAGGTGTGGAAGGTGTATTCAAAACAAACGCATAATATGGAATGTAAACCACTGCGAAGATAAAATCGATGATCGCCCAGAAGATCGACTGATACTTATCATAGGATAGTTTTGCGGCTGCTGCATGAAGTAATATCACAAAGACACTGCCTACAATGGAAAGAATGATTGATAACACTCGTGCAAACGTGATATCGCTCGTGGAGGATTTAGAAGTATCTTCTGTGATAGAGGGATTAACAACCGTGTTCATTATTAGTTCGATACGAATAAAATCGAACGAGGATTCAATAAATGGAGGCTCAACGTCTTTCAACTGAACTTCTTGTACGCGGACATACAACGCATGGAACCTATCATGACCGCGTTCTACGACTCAGTCAACCAAGTCTTTATGAAATACGAGGTTCAACTCTTCAACGATCACTCGATCTCTTACTTGATCAATACGTGAACGTATTCATTGCGGGACAAGATAGTCGCTATTTACGTTCCCAGATTCTATCATATTACAGAATTCTAGGAAAGCATAGAAAAACGAATACTCTACGATTCAATAAGTTTGATCCGTTAAAGAATGGAAGAATGTCTAACTTGTCCTAAATGCTACAGCTATGCCTACGATGTCTTAATTCACCCTCATAAACTTGATAGTCCATTCGCAGAAATCATCAATCTCCAACCCATTACACGTGCTGCTCATTCCTTAACACGTGAATTCATACGTGCATCCTTTAACCGTAAGGAAGAGATGTACTTAGTCATTCTCTGTGTAGAAACAGGTAGTGTACGAAAACCTATAATAGCTCGACGAAATCCAATCACAATGATGCGAATATGGATTCAAGACCGTCTACGATGTTTAGGTAAACTTTATGCAGTACACTTCGAACATTCAGGTGGATTTGCTCCTGAACCTAAACAAACTCTTCAAATACGGATTCCACCAGAAAACGAATGTGAATGAATCCACCTTTTTAAGTGGCGCCCAAAATGGAAGACTGCTCAATTTGCTGCGATTCACTCAATGCCTCTACAGGGCATTGTACTCTCTCTTGTTCCCATTCCTTTCACATTCACTGTTTGACTCGATGGTCAACTCAGACTGCAAGTTGCCCTCTTTGCAGACACACACTTTCCTCCACAGAAGCTCCCGCTAGAGCTCCGCGAACACGAACGGATATTCGTTATCTCATCTCTAGAAGACATGAACATGTTTGGAGTCATTGGTACCCAGAAGTCGGAACCATCATCCTTGAAGCTCCTCCTCCTAAACGATATCGCATTGGAGATGGACTCTATACAGACGAAGAAGAGATTCGTCACATGATGGATATCGCAGGTGTATCAAGACCGGATGCATTCCGTGCTCTCAAACGTCATAAAGGCGATATCGTAGAAGCATTGGTTGAGATCGATTCACCACCTCCACCTACACTATCTCCCCCACCTCGAGATCCAATGGTCGAACCTAGCATTGAGCAGACAATCACGACTGCGCTTCAAAGAATGTTCGACCCAGACTATTCAGCCTACAAGTGGAACAGCTACTGGGATATATACGGTCGAGTCTATCAGAATACACGTTCTGAAGAAAACTACATTCATGCCTGCTTTCAAGAGATATGTAGTGAAAGCGATAACAAACTTGAGGCAGGATATGCTTCTGCGTAAAGAATATGAGCACAGCATATACTCTTCATCTATTCGTCGCAGGCGTTGAAACAATGCGACGTGAAGATAAACCTTATTTTTTTGCACGAATCAAAGATGTCAACGTTGAAACTATACTCGTATTACAGGCACTCTACAAAGGATATGGTGTAGTTAGTCGAACACCTGGTGGTATTGTTCTACATCGAATATTTTCACGACCAAGAATAAATGGACCTCAATATCATCATTCCAGTTCTCTTGTTCATCCTGCTCTCTCCCGGAGTTCTACTCTCACTCCCTCCTAATGCGTCACATTTGATCCAGGTTCTCACACACGCAGTTGTGTTCGCCATCGTCTACTACGGCCTACGCATAACCTTTCCACAATATTACTAGAGATGGGTACATGCTTCAATAAACCAATTGTTCGAGTCGGAAACCATGTGTTTCGAAAGAGTCATATGAATAAACTAAAAACCTACCACGATGTGCTGCGAGAGTTAGGACATGAATGTCCCTCTAACACATCGATTACAATTGTTATTAACAAACAGATCTCATTCGTCTATGCGTACTCGCAGTTTCAGTTCGTAGACGAGATCATCTTCAAAGGGATACATATTCCAGTTCAAAAACTCTACGGACGTACTCGCAAAGTTTAACTCTCGTTAGAATAAATGCCGAATAGACGATCTATGAAGACACGATCTATGAAGACTAAAAGTGAGTTACAACACTCTTTGCAGTGGCTTGAACTTGATCTAAAGAAGGCAAATACTGAAGATGAGATTGAAACGATTGAGAAGAAGATTAAGGATATCAGAGCGAAGATTGCAAAGAAAGGTGGAAGCAAACGTCACCGATCGACTCGTCGTCGTTAAACTAAAACGAATTCAATGAAAACATCTCCACATCGTTCAATGGACATTGAAACATGTGTAGGCTGTGGAACTGAAGTCAATGTATGGGTATTCGGTCGATGTACTAAGTGCTGGCTTTCGCGAGACGAGGCTCCGTCTCCATGCGATGGATGTCGATACGGATATCTTAATCAAAAAGGACATATTGGACCTGGAGGATGTTTAGATGATTTCCTGAAAACGGATTCTTTAAATTCAGGCGAATCAACAGCGCCCGCCCTATCTGACTCTTCTCAAATGTATATCTCTCGATCTCGTTCCCCTTCCCCTCCTCCCTCTTCCCCTTGTGAAAAAATCTACTTATGTTCTCATCGTAATTGTCAAACGATCGTCGAACAACCTGGCAGTGAATGCGGTAAGTGTAACAAAACACCTTCATGGACTCAAATCTCCGACGGTCATTTCTGTGGATTCGCGGAATGTAATGAATGTAAAGTCTACCCTTATTCTTGTAAGACCTGTCAGTGCGATAACTGCGGTAACCTATTTAGTCTGAAAGAAGACGACAGCTTCGATGGTATGTGCTACACATGCAAACAAGACGTCACTCTTTCGACATGCAAACTATGTTCATCCATCTTTAAAATTTGGTCTTCGTTAAACAGAGATAAAGATCTATGTGTAGAGTGCTCGATAACGAATAGACAATGTACTCTCTGTGAAGTCAGATATCAGGCCAACGAAACAGACTTCGACAACTTTAGCACTTGTTTAAAGTGTAGAATGACGCCTCCATGTGAATGCGGTACATGTATACGATGCGAGAACATGCGACGTCTTAAAGCAATGAAACTATGTTCATGCGGAGAAGAAAGTATATCTGAAGTCTTCCAACAATGTATTGATTGTTACCACGATGAACGATACACTCGGTACAGCTATTGAAAACGGATTCGCGTACCCAAATAATTTTTAACTTCAAATGATGTTCTACGAATCAAATCACTGTCCTGGATGCGATGATGAACTTACAGTAAGCGCAAATGGGTATTGCGCATGGTGTTGGAGTGAACGTTTCGGATGCGAAGATCTTTCTCCAATTTCTCATTACTCAGACGAAGACTACTATATAGATTCGGTGATTCGAATACAAACTTGGTGGCGTTCCGTAAAACGGATTCCAACGATTTCACCTAGTGAAAGTTCAAGTAAAATGATCGATTACATCTCACTCGGATACAACTCAGACGAACATGAAATGCTAGAGGATGCTTACCAAGCTATTGAAAAGACCAAGATGTGGGACTATATGAAACAAGAACCACGTGGAGGAGGAGGATATATGTACACAGATGACGAAGAACTCAGACTCGTTAATAGACATCTTGAATATATAGGTCATTCAGGAGGTTCATTCGCATGGACAATGAGAACCATGCAGCTTCTTGCACGATTAGGAGAAAAAGACTTTGTTCAACAATGTAGAAAAGCGTTTAACCTTGATGAAGGATTTGTGAAAAAGGACCGTGAATCGGGAGCTGAACAATGCGACACCATGCTAAATATAGACGGAAAGCCTCTTCATCCTTGAAGAATGGAAAAGAGGGGTAACAATTTTTCAGTTCAACGAAAGCATCTGCATGATGCGGCGAGTTATTCGATCGAAAGAAATGAATAAGTTGATCTAGATGAGCGTGACGTTGTGGAAGAGGTAAAGACTGAATACGTGCCCGAAGTGCGTCCATTGAATGTATACAGTGATTCAAGTTTAAATGAATGTGACTCTATTGAATCATGTCCTGTACTGCAATCGCGTCCGTATATTCAAACTCCACCCTAACGAAGGTTGTGAACGTCTATCAAACACAGTTTATAGACTTCAAAGCATCTGGGTTAGGTGATTACCTTCGAGGATGTGTAATGATGTTGCAAATCCTTCGCACACTCAAAAAGTATACTGGAAAAGATGTGGGATTCGATATGGATCTACGCAATCATCCAATGAGTAAGTTTTTGATTTGCGATCAAACTCTTGAACGTCCTTCTGACTATGCAGTGCTTGGTAATTTCCATATTGATTCACTCGAAGTCGAACAGAACGAAGACGATATTGCATATCAACATATTGTTCGCGAAACGGTTCGATATTTCAATCGAATCCAAACACCTACCTTTTTCACACACTGCTGCAAGGGACCCGTATATACAGAGGTTCTTGATTCCGAGAAGGAGTTGATTCGTTCAAAACTTCAACCAACTCCAGAACTAGAAACCTACATTCAAGAGTCTATGACTCGTTTGGGAGTTGTTACTGGAAACTATGTAGCGATTCATATTCGAATGGACGATGCAGTCTGCTTTCCTCATGCAGTTGGATCGAGTCAATCTACCTTGAACACTCAGTTGATGGAAGATCTAGCTGCATCGGTACGATCGAAGTTGGATCCAACAAAGACGTATGTATTAGTGTCATCCAGTACAGTCGTCAAGGATGCGCTTACAGGTGGAAACATTCACTCGATTCCAACTGAGATCTGTCACATTGGTCAGAATCAACGATCTACGGACGAACAACTCCGTGATACTCTACTCGATTTCTTTCTGATGTCACGTGCGTCGGAGATCCTAGCCTTTACAACCTATTCTCACACTGGATTCAGTGAAGAGTGTAGTCGAGTGTTTAATATTCCGTATTCATCAACAGTCGTTGAAGACAAGGAGGAAACACAGCGAAGAATTGAAATGGAACAGAAATGGAGAGAACAAATGAGAATGTATTAAGCTTCAACATAGGCTTTACATAACGTAAACAACGGTCCACCTGTCTTTTTTTCAAGAGGTTCTTTACACAGTGTACGTATGGAAACACATACGAACACTATGAGGATTCGAGATAGCATTACTTTAGAAAACGAATTTCTGATGAAAAAATAGACTTAGAGTAAATGCCTCGCTTTATTCGAATTCATCAACAAGTTCTTCATGTGCCTTCGCTTGCGAATGTGAGTATGGGGACTACCTGTCTAGGTCAACCCTTTCTAACGTTCTATTATCATAATCAACACAATCAAACAATCGTATACAGATGGGGAAAATGGGAAGACTGTGAGAAAGATATGATTCGCATTAAAACATCTATGATGGAAATTGAAAAGACACTAGGAATCATTCCTCTTACCGATCCTGAAGTGGTTACAATTCAAGTCGAACCACCGAAAACGGATGTCGTTCGAGTCGACGTTGAAGACTTTCAATGAACGCTACCTATCGATTTCTTGACATTACGGTCATGAGTTTTATCATAGTTCTCTGTGTAGTCTAAGCCTTTTTTCAATTGAAAGTATAATGTACTTTAGTTTCCTTTCCATTCTGTTTGGAATCCTATTGAGTCTTAACGATGTGTTGATGATGGTGACTCTCAAACAAGTGATGCTGCGTAAAGTTCCAGTATCAGAAGGACTTCCATTTGCAACCTTAATCTACGCATTAGAACCGTTCATTTTCTGGCAGGCGATGAGGTACACGGGAGAAGGTATTATGGTTACAAACTTGATCTGGGATTTGACGAGCGATATATTGGTAACATTGATCGGAATGTTCTGGTTTGGTGAGGAGATTCAAGGACTTCGATGGATTGCGCTTGTTTTGAGTTTCACAAGTCTAGGATTGTTCGCGTACACAAGTGGAGACAGACCTAAAACAATTCCCGTTTACTAAATAAATGCCTAGCTTGGAAAAGCAGATTAAGACAGCAGAGAAGAAACTTGAAGCAGCAAAGGAGAAGCTTAAAAAACTCTTTCCAGACAATTCATATAGAGACATTGAAAATCTTATGGTGTACAAGGATGAGAGAGAAGACCCTAAAAAAGCAAGTGCTTATCAAACGGTGAAAAACCTTGAATCAAGAATCAGGTTCTTAAAACAGAATGGCGGAACTCGTCGTGTACGAGGCGGTAAGGGAACTCGTCGTGGTAAAAACGGATACTAATCTTCTTTGAACTTTGAAGTGTAATGAAGACTTTAGACTACAAACTTAGAAAAGCCAAGCGAGACTATGAAGCACTCAAGTTAGAACATAAAGAGTTAATGGAACTGAATTGGGACATCTTCTATGGACGAAAGGAAGGTAACCACGATCTTGTGAAAGAGAAAGACTTACTCAAAAAATCAGGTGAAGCACAGAAGAAGATAAAAGAATTAGAAGCTAAGTTACAGGCGAAATGAGTTTTAACACGTTTAACCTTTTTAAGTGTATACCATGAACAATATTGACCAAGAGTTGATGATCTTACATGCAAAGATTGCAGAGTTGGAAGAGAAGAAGCGACGTGAAGATGAACGACGAAATAATCCAATCGCGGTTCTTGAGAACTTTATAGAGATCAAGAAACAGTCGGTCGAACGAAACAGTTACTCGAACAATCTTCCATTGGCGAGGAAATACGATCAAGAGAAGATTCTAATGATTGAACCTGTACTAGTGGTTCTCAAAGATCTAATTGAACGGGTGTCGAGGTTGGAGCAGAAATGAAAACGGATTCTGAAAACATCATCCTTGAGTTCATTCACAATGGAACAAGTTTATGTATTACAGCTCGCAAACAACAAGTATTATGTCGGTAAAACCACCGATGTACTGAAACGATTCAACGAACATAAGTCAGGGAATGGTTCTGCGTGGACTAAACTCCATGCGCCTAAAAAGATACTCGAATGCCGCCCACTTAATAATGACCATGACGAGAACAATATGACTAAGGATTACATGAAGAAATATGGTGTTGAAAATGTTCGAGGAGGTGCATATACACAAACGTCTCTTCCTGAACCAGTGAAGTCCGTCTTAAAAACTGAACTTAACAGTACTAAAGATACATGCTACAAGTGCGGTGAAGCTGGACACTTTGCAAGTAGATGTAAGAAAGTTGAAAAAGAAGAGGAAGAGGAGGAAGAAGAATTAGTCTGGGGATGCGACTATTGTGATAGAACATTTACAACAGAGTATGGTTGTAGAGTTCATGAGCGTTCATGTAAGAAACAAATTGAAATTATATATGAATCACCTAAGAAGAAGTCTGGAGCCTGTTATCGTTGTGGACGTCCAGGACATTATTCACCAGACTGCTATGCGAGAACTCATGTAGACGGCTATGAATTAGATTAAAGTCTAATCATCCTCATCCACTTCAGGGTCGCTGAGCTCTGAGCACCATAATCTCGTACTTTTTACTTGTGCTGTCAAATAGGTATTCAGTATGCGAATCATACCATCTACTTCTATCTCTGAATCGTAAAGAGCTTCTAATAAGAATCCAATCGATCTTCCTGCGACTTGAAGTTTTAGCCATGTTTCATTCTCAATCTCATCTTTGAAGTACTTTTTGAAGATATATTGATATGCATCTGCAAACTCAAGATTTCCTCTTCCTGCTGCCCATCGAAGTCCGCGATTATAGTTCATTCGAATCATCTTGGTACTGTATTCACACAGTTCAGCAGCTACAATGTCAAGTTTTTGAGTATATGTCATTTTACCTTAGTCTAGGCAGTACTTTTCAATTCGTTTTTAGGTCAGCATCGGCTGTCCGCCATGTTTTTCCATGAAGTACGAAGGAATGCACACGGGCCATTCCCCACGCATGAGGCGAAGCTCCCGGACGATGACCTGTTCTCCATGCAGCCATTCCGCGATTGTAGACGGTTCGTAGTGTTGAAAGAGGCACTCCACTCGCTTTCGAAATCTCAGGTAGGCTCTTTGCTTCAGGATGTTTAGAATGCCACCGTGATGAATAGGATGACTTGCGCGTGCGTACACCTTGATCGGTTTTAAACGGTCTGTACGCTTTCGCAGATTTCCATGAGAGTTTAGAACGCTTTTCTATTTCAGATCGGCGCAAGGTCTTAGCTCGATTCGAAAGTCCTCGATAATACTTCAGAGGATAGTACATTGTCTTTAGTGGTTGAAAAAAGAGACTTCTAACGCTTACGAGTCGTTCGGTTGTTCTTTCGATAGGTAGTACGCTTCTTAGTCTTTCGTGACTTCTTGACCTTTTTGACATTACGGGTCATGAGGACTCTTGTTGGCCGTGTTCTACGACCACCTCGAGGATCTTCTGAAACAGAGTCTGTACGAGAACGACTTTCAGGAGGTTCTGGTTCTTCTGGATCTTCTCCAATGGCTACACCTCTACGAGTGTCTGCACGTTCACTGAATGTGTCCCTATCTCCATAGAGTACTGTAGCAACTGAACCTATTACAGTTTTAATCTTAAGTCTATCTCCACTACCCTCCACTACGTATAAAGTACCGTTTGTAGGATGTATCGCTAACTGCTTTGGATAAACACCTGTTTCAATTAATGTACTCACTACTCCTTCAGGTGTGATCTTACAAATACGATTTTTACCAGCATCTGCTAAATATAGATTTCCATCTTTACCAACTACAATCCCTTCAGGATCTTCAAAATCACCCTCTAAGTCAGACTCAGATATATCTCCAGCGAAAACGGTTACACTATATTTTCCACCTGTTAGTGTTAATTTAAAAATACATTGAAAACCAGTTGCTGTAGCATATAGAGTTTCAGATGAGCCTACAGCAATATGATCAAACTCCAATTTTTTAACATCGACATCCTCAATCTCACCCTCCTTTTGTATCGTAGTAACAACGCCAGAAGATGTTATTTTACGGATTACTCTACCTGAATCGTCGGCTACATACATGTTTCCAGATGGATCTACTGTAATACAGGTCATCCATTTAAAATTCGCTGCAGTTCCAGTTCCGTCTGTAATTTTTAATGGTCCACTATTTCCTGCAAATGTAGTCACAGTTCCATCAAGCGCGATCTTACGGATCATGAAATTGGATCTATCTAATACAAATAGGGCATTATTGTAATATACAATACCCATAGGTGAATTGAATGTCCCTAGACCTACAAATTCTTTCGGTACTGAATCAAACTTCAAGATAGTATTTGTTGAATTATCAGCTTGAGGGCTAAAAGCATAGTTGGATATGTAGACAATACCATTAGCATCCACTGCGATCGGATTCGGATTCACAATCGACGTCATTATACTATAAAATCAAAAAACTATTCATCCCTTAAGTCCCCTCTCTTTTAATTCTCGCTTCTGAGCACGTAGTTCAGCGTTCAGTGCGCGTCGAGTAGGATTCCGGAGTACCTTGAACAGATGGTGATGTTCCCGGAGATAGTCACCTTTTTTCATCACGATCAACTTGGTCTTTCGTCGATTCCTCCGTGTTTTCATTTCAACGCCCTTGCACTCAGTATATATAAAAACAACGCATTCGTCACACCTAGAATCAAGGTCGGAGCTGTACGCAGAAGCAACGCAAATCCACGCTTAGGGGATACGGCTAGAAGATAGAGTTGCATGAGAATCGCTATACCTGACAAGACTGCTACGATCCAGAAGACTACATAATAGTACGTCTCGACCGTATCATTGGACACTTTCTTCGTCAATTCAGATTCGTCCATTTATTTAAACACTCCGAATAAATTCCCATTGAAGGTAAGAACAGATCTTAGCCCAAATTTGGTCATGTGCAATCAACCGGTCACGAGATTTCAGCAGTGGGAAGTACACTTTATATTCATCCAGATCCAGCAGTTCAAAGAACTTGTAGAGAATGTACGAGTAGCTCAAGAAGTTGGTCCGGTCATTTGGACAGTACAGTAGAAACGGAGCTTGGATTTCCTGGAACATGGCTCGTATTTTTTCCTCGATCTCCGGTGTAATCGTTGGAGGTGGATTGCCGTTCAACCGACTCAAAATATGGGCTGCATGTTCATAGTACTTTGACCTTCCCAGCTTCTTCAGAATCTCACGAATCTCCTTCTCCGTCAGATCGGCAATGTTGTTGATGCGACGCTTACGGATTTCAAGAACGACTTCATTCATCACTTCTTCAGGAATCATGGTAGACTCTTTGGCTTGAAACTGGTTGAGAATCTCATTCAAATGATTGATCTTCTTGTAGGCGTAATTATTACGCTCCTTTGGTGGATCGCGAAACGAAGGAAAGTCTGACACAACTAAGGAATACTCTTCTGAACCACATCGTGGACAGACTAAAATACCTTCTGAACTAATCTCTTCGCGTGCAACGTTACAACTATTACAATGTTCTGTCATCTGCTGAGTGACTTCAGGGGCGTTTCCAAGTTTCATGCGAGCGACATACTCGTCAAAGATCTGTTTCTTCGTCATGCCTGCAGATTCAACAGGAACGGCTGCTGTAAAAAACTTCATGAATGTAGTTGTATCGCGGGTGGTTTGAGCGACTTGTGTCGGTCGATCGTAATAGTCCATGAGGATGTCCATGTTTTTCATGTAATAATCCTCCACTGGATTCGCACGGGCAAGTTCCGATTCAATTTCACGAATACGTGATTCCCATATAGTACAAGTTACTACATCTTCGATTTGGTTTGAAGTACGTAATGAATCTAATCGTGTACGCAGTTCCTCTGCTTCAGTTTCAATCGCAGAAAGATGTTGTTTCGCATCCCGCAATCCAGTCACAATCTCCTGATGCACTGAGTCAAGTGTTCCCATTGAAGCTGGTTCTGTATCACGTGTTTTTCTAACTTTGAACACGTCCATATAGTTCGTTTTCTACTTGCTTCATGAAAACAGAATTGTCACATACGATTGGACGTTGTCGTCTAACCGCAGAGAGAAGACTTCTAAAATCAATTCCATAGTTCTTGGATACAAAGGTCATCACTAAGTACGCAGATCGATTGACACCTGCCTTACAATGTACGAAGACAGTTCCAGTCGTAGATCGTAAGAATAATAACATCCATCGTTCAAATTCAGGGTACCATTGTAGAATATTGACAGCTAAACTATCGACTGCATGAAGTTCTGCATACTGACCTGGATGTGTTTCTCTCCACCATTTTGGACAATCGTTCGCAAAAGCACAATTGACCACGTGGGTTATGTTATATTTGGCTACAAAATGAGGTGTTAATTGACTGCCTGCGCCGAGTAAAATACGGGGATACACCCATGCAGGTTGACATTGCATGATTCTACTATACATCATCCTAGAAAGCTTGTAAGTACGACATTAACAAAATGACCCAAAACAACCGACGCCGCTCCGATCACGGCAGCTCCTTGATAACTCACAACTCCATTCGAAGTGTATGCGCTTGGAATGTACTGGAGTAATAGGTTACGAGGAGTGGCTAGTGACAAGATGAAGGTAGACACAAAGAATGCAATATACAATTGTAGATTGCGAAACATGAATGTCATTGCTGGAAGTGATGGCTTGAATGAAGGAGCAAACCCAGTGGTACTAGGGCCAGGAGATCCAGATTCAGGATACACGGGTGGAGCTGACTGCGGGCCTTGTGGACTTGGGAGTAAAGCGTCTAAGGAAGTTGAACCGTCTGCCATTGTTTTATGAAGAAGACGGGATTTCACATTCAGCATCTTCCACGCGGTATCGATAGCATTTTCCATCCACTTTAACAGTTCGATTAATTGTATCTGTGACCGATACAGCTAATGTCTTCATAACTCCATAGTCACGATGAAACATTAATACAGATAGTCCAAGTCCAATAATGAATGAAAAGAAGGGTGCGCCTCGATGAAGAACATTTGTGATAGGAAGCTTCATTACTTCTGAGATGCGAGGAGATTCAATGAGTCAGGTTCAGATGTACATGGAACTTCCGTTGCCTCAAATCGAACACATCCTGTATCGGTGAAAAAGACTTCTGGATTTCCAGGACTTGGAACACCAGGCGTTTTTCGAGTCGGTGGTATGAAAACAGCTGCAAGAACAAGACCTGATAAAAACCCTGTGACAAGCCAGCGAAGTTCAATCATTACTTCTTATCTAGAAGAGTTTGAACTATAAGGAACCATATCAAAAATTGAAAAAAGAACGAAGATACGGGTGCAATGACTCCAAAGAGTGTAAAGATAAACTTCAACATCCATCCAGTGACCGCGTTGATTCCAGTTAGCATCTGAATTCGCATCTCAACAATACTAAATCCGAAAAACAGGTAGTAAATGACGAATGCAATGTATTTACCTAAAATACCAAATTCTGGATGAAATCCTGTAAGATCACCTCTGTTATATGCTTCTTGTAGTATTCCCCATTGATTGTAGGACCATAATCCAATCAATAACCAACTTACAATTGCTACAAAGAGAAACATTCCTTTCGAAACTGTGATGCCTGTGGACCAAAGAACTTCACCTGGTTTCTGAATCGCTTTTCCATAGGTCGAACGTTCTCCGAGATTCACTGTATCATTGATTGAATAACGAACACTATGAAATGCGCTCGATTCATCCGTGTAATCAATCTTCAACGATGGATGTGAGAATTTCAGTGAAGGGTCATTTGCATCAACAGTAATACGATGATCTGCTCGAAGTTCATCGTCCATCTTTTTAACTGGAAACTCGATGGCTCCGTAATTTGTAGTCTGTTGGAGAGTGACATAATCAAGCACATCAAGTGTCTGATTTCCGACGGTGTAGTCGGCTTTCAAAATCATAACATCACCCATTGTTAAGAAGCAAACACGAGATTTGCGAGTCCACCCATGATGCGTAAATAATTAATTGATTCTACGTAGATTCCGACCGAGTAGGTATATGAAAAGATGATGTTGTTATTCGCAACTGTCTGAACAACTGTTAGAAGCTGATCAGGTGTGTACAGTCCGATATTTCCAGGTGGAATAACGACTGGATTTTGACTGAGTGCAGTCGATTTTAGAATACATACAGTGGTTTGCGAATTTGTACCTACAGAGGTTGGAAGAGGTTGTTGAAGTGAAATGCGGAGAACGAACTTGTTGAACATACTAGCATTAATAGCTCCACTGGGTTGATATTGATCGTGATTGAGTGCGAATGAATACATGTACACGCCTGGAAGATCAGAAGGTTGTTCGCCTGTCGTATGTTTATATTGCTGAATCCATGAAAAGTAGGATGCAGGTTTTGTTGTGAATCGTTCATTGCCGTTCACAAGAAGAGTTCCATCTGTAATGGTTTCACGAGGAGAAATAGACGAAATCTGATACTGACCTGAGGAATACAATCGATCACCTACATTCGAAGTTGATCCTGAAAAGGGTGCACGATCTGGATTTTGCCAGTTCGTATAATTATCCCAATCATTGGTAATAATCTTATCAGATCGTTGTGCTGCAAACACGATACGCGTAACCATATTGAACATAGGAATCTCCAAATCTGTGTTTGCGCCATACTGACCTTCTTTGACGATATAGTTCACTTGTTTCAATAACACAGTCTGTTCGGAGTTAGCTACTTGATTCATTTCCATTTCGGTCAAATAGATGAAGTTTCCTTCCAAATAAGGATTTGGAAAGAAGGTTGTGATGTCTGCGCTTGAAGAAACACCTGAAGATGTAGGAGCACTCAAGAACAATCCGATTGGAAAAGATCCTGTGGGTTGAATACGTTGTCCGTACGTAGGATTTGTAGTTCCACCTACACTTGCAGTGGTTTGAGAGGTATCAATAGTTGCAATTGTAAAACTGGATGCAATCGTAAACGAAGTAGTCGATGGAACTGATGCAACTGTATACAATGTATTTCGTAAAACTGCAGCACTTCCAGTGAGTCCTTGAAACTTAACGCTAGATCCAACTGAAAAACCATGCGGAGTTGCCGTTGTAAACGTAATAGACGATCCATTTGACACAGCGGTTTGAATCATCACCGTTGCGACCAAAGGATTCACGTCGATAATCGTATACAATTGATTCAATGGACGAAATGTCACGTTGATAAAGACTTCCGAGTTCTGTAGCGAAACTAATGGCAATACAAGTCCTGGATTCTCGCAAAACCAGAAATGAAGAGGAATCACAAGTTGTCGTGAACGAATAGAAGGTTCAGGAGTTGTTGTGAATGGCATGATCGTTGGTAGAGTGATTGGTGTCACCGCATGTGGATATTGTCCTGTACGGTCGTATGCGTTTGCAGGATCATAAAGATCTGGAACGTTTCCTACCATCTGATCGATCACATTACGTTTCGTCGCATCATGAGTAAAATAGGAATACATCTTGAGCCATTCACCTGTGAGTGTTTGAACAGTAACGTTATTAATCACAATGTCAACATGGTCGATCAAATTGTATCCAATATTCTTGATCCACTGGAACTCGTATCCAAGTGCACTACAAGACGCATCGTATCCAGACGGTGCATATTGAACAGGTTTTAACGGCGACCAAATATCTGGAAGCGTGACCATCAAATATGTATCGTGTAGAAGTTGTGCGTAACGGTCGATACGACAACTTAAGGTTCGTGTCTGAGTCGTATTGAAATCGAGATTAGACGAAGTAAAATCCATACGAATGGATTCCATTGCAAAATTGGTATACTTCCGATACACCGTTTTGAAATGGGTCATCGATGGATTGCCATTGAGAAGTTGATTTTGAGCCCCGACTTGTGTCAATTGAAGTAAGCCTCCAGGCATTTGTATCTACGCACACGGATTGTTTAGACCAATGAACCAGAAGCAAGACAGCATCCATTCACAGTAGGACGTTGACCTGCAGTTAGTACAGGTCCAGGTGTTGATCGAGGTGCAAGACTTAAGTTCTCTGGATAAGGTGTTTTCTCATAGCGAGATGCCTTATTCGCTTGAACCGATGTAATTACATAGTTGTACCGCCGATGAGCGGGAGCAGGTTCTTGCACAAACTGTGCAGCCACAATTCGACGTTTTTGAGCGGTCAAATAATCTTGAGCGGAATTGACTTGCATCCTATTTATACAGATCGGAGAGAATAGACACAAATGAGGTTTGTTCTTGTAAGTACACACGTCGATCAAACCACTGGTTATTCAAAAGTGGTTTCAAATTTACTTGCACAAGTTTCTACACTTGCGCCTGCAGTGAAGACCTTTCACTTTGGATTTCAACGACATCCTGAGAAGAAAAACATTCGAAAAGCACCTGACGGAGTCGTAGTCTATGATGCAGCTGCATGCGAAGACCCGAAGGAGGAAGGGTTTGGATTCAATAAGATTCATGAGTACTTGGAGATGGTGAATCCCGATGTAGTCATGATCTACAACGATCCATTGATCATTGCTCGATTCATCAAGGCAATGAAATATGAAAAGGGTGTATCTCCTTACAAGTTATGGGTCTATGTCGATCAAGTCTATCATGGAATTGCACCTCAGCTCATCGATGAGATCAATAAGGCAGCCGAGAGAGTGTATTGCTTCACAGATTCATGGGCAAAGATCTTCTCAGAGTATCAGACTGGAGTGACTCCATCGGTGATTGAACATGCAGTCGATTCAAAAGTGTTTTCAAAGCTTCCTGGCCCAGCACGAATGACCCTTCGTAGAAATGTAGGACTTCCATCGGAAGGGATTGTGTTTTTGAATGCGAATCGTAACAGTCAACGTAAACGTCAAGATCTTACTATTATGGGATTTGTAGAGTTGTTACGTAGACATCCAGAGAAACCGCTTTGGCTTCTCATGGTGACAACTGTCGACCCTCAAAAAGGTGCGCATTACGACATTCAGCGTATTTTCTTAGATCAGCTAACGACTGCAAACCTAGACCCTGCAATCTACGGTAAGCGAATGGCGATTGTGGATACAGGTCCTCCTAATTCATTGAATGATGAAGGTATTAATCAAATTTACAACATGTGTGATATCGGAATCAATACATCCGATGGTGAAGGATTTGGATTATGTCAACTCGAGCATTTGTACACAGGTGCACCTCAAATCGTTACAGATGTAGGATCCTACCGTTCATTCTTACCTGCAAATGTTACATCTTACATTCGTAAAGGTCCTCCTATGTATCATGGAGCAGCTATGCCATTAGGCTTATGGTCACCTTCGTTCATACCCGACGATGTCACCAACGCAATGGAACGAACTCTTGAAAAACTAACTACCATGCGTTCTGCAATGTCTGACATCAAATTCAAAACCTGGAAAGAGGTGTGTGAAGGCTGGCTCAACGACCTCCGATCTATGACAACCAGTACTTAATCTGTGTGTCGGACTCCTTCTTTCCTATTCTGAGTAATCGTTGATTGTCTTCGAAGGCCTGACCATCGAAGATCTCCTTTGTATCAGGATCCATGAAATACACAATGTCCTTAATCTTCAGTTTCTGTAATCGTCGCTTCTTACGTGTCATGTTACGCAAATAGGTTTCATCAAAGTCATCGGATTTGATATTAGGTTTAAATGCAAGATCTTCACCTGTCGATGTAGTATCGAATCGCATACATGATATTTGAGGCTTTTCACGCGAATGGAGTTTACGATGTACTTCGCAATCGACTGCTGACTGTTTAAGTAAAATCGAAATTCGTTGATTGACCTTGTCTTTTTCAAACACCTTCTCATATAGGTATTCATCTGTGGACATAAACGTTTCCACTGGTGGTTCTCCTTCATATCGTTTCAATTCAACATCGGATTTACGAACTGCAACTACGTTAGGACCTTCTACACCTTTACTTTGCGCAGGTGAAATCACGGATAAGTAAAAACTGACGCGAACTGTGCGTTGATCCATCGGTAAGGATGCATGTGAACAAATACGAATTGCACGTCCAATAACTTGATCGTGTCGTGCAGGTGTCCAGTGAGGTTCCATGATGTGTACGTGTCGAACATTCGCTAATGTAATACCTTCTGCACCTGAAGAGGTTGCCATCAGTAGACATAAGAGTTTCTTACCGCGTTTCTCAATACTCGTCTTCAAACTAGGTGGAAAGTTAGATTCATAACGACCGTTGATGATTTGACGCATCAATTCACGCTGATCTTCCTTCTCTTCACCTGAAAAGAAGGCATAGGCAGGTTTGTCTTGCATTTCATCCTCTTGCCATTGCCCGTTCTTATTCGTGATCTTGTACGGCTGCCATCCATTCGTATCGAGAATCGCTGCAAAGACTCCAAGTCCTTCGAGTTGACGGTACTGCGAATAGATGAATTGATTCGGCCATACATCTCCACCGGAAGCACGTGTTGCTTCAATGTTGGTTAACATACGGAGTAACTTAGGACTGTAGGTTTCCAATGCCTTCGCAGTTAAATACTTGGTAGACTGAGCTCGTAATGCTGCTAGAATTTCGGGTTTTTCTTGAACCTTTTCTTCAGTAATACCTCCTTCCTGCTCTTTTGTGAGTTTCTTCAATTCAGGCGGAACTGCATAGTTACACGCTAATCTAGAAATCACGCGATAAGATCCTCCATCGTCATTCATACTTAATGCTTTTCGCGCATCCTGTTTGATTTCTTGAAAACGTACATCGAGATACTGAACGAACTGTTCAGAGCTCATGTTCACTTTTTCAAGCATCTTCTCATCTTCAACACGTTTCGGAATCAATCGTTCATCTGCACCTTTGAAATAGGACACAAGACCTTGAATACGTTTTGAAAACAACAATGGGTTCTTAATATTCAAACCATCCAGAAACAAGTTTGCAAACTCTTCAAATTTAGTCGGTAAGCATTCTAAAATTTCAGAGGTTACACGATCCACTGCAATTTCAGATCCAACATCCGCTTGAAACTTCTTTTCCCATGTTCTCACCCAATCCATCGCTAATGGAGTAAATGGAATATCCTGCTTGTACTGAACGGCTACACGTTCACCTGCTTCATTGTAGACGGTTCGAAAATGAGGAGGGTTGCGTGTAAGGAGTGCATGCTTTTTAACTGCATTGAATTCGATTGTATCCACATCAGGAAGTGCTTTGAACGCAGTTTTCATTTTCTCTTCATCCCATGAAGTAGCCTTACCGAAGGGAATGGTAATTCGTTCAATTGGACCGCGAAGAAGATTCATCAAGTACGCAATCTCATTGGGGCGATTAATCACAGGAGTTCCAGACAACCCTACAATCTTACAGTCTGTAGCGCGATAGATTGCATCGTACAATCGACGAGCAATATCTGATGAATTCACAATACGTGAAATCAAGTTGTGGACTTCGTCAATAATGACTA